TTTTTGAGAGCCACAAACAACGTAGGCTGACAAAACACTTCATCATAGTCCTTTTCAGCCTGTATTCGCTCGTCAGTCGCTTGCTGGAACTCTAAAACTGCTAAAGCAGATTGAGCCGATAATAACGTACTCCTGCCAACCATTCTCAAGAAGTGCAGTCTATCTTCTTCTGTCCAGTCACGCTCTTCTAAGTGATGTATTAAGAGTTCGTGGTATAGTTGTGTACGCATAACTACTCCTCTGGAGTAACGTTGACCCTAGCTAGTAACAAAACACCTGAGTTTATGACTACTATCAAGCCTGCAACAAAGGGTGTTATAACTCCTTGCTCAGATAAATATGCAAATATTGGCATAGCTACTATACTGATTGAATATAGTGCTGACCTTACTTTTGGTGGTAGATTTACTAACATTAGACTTTCCTCCAGCCTGGTATTATTTGACCATTTGTATAGAACAATGCTAGTGCTACACCGTCGCCTCCTGCACTAGCTGAGTTAATTATTATTCGACCACCATAAACAGGGTCGTAACCCCTAACTGTATAGATGAATGTGTTGTCGGTAACTCGGATAGTGCCTGCTTTCTTTGTTGTACCAGCCCTGTAGGTATTACGAACATCTTTTGGTATTAGCTGTATCTTAGAGCCTACTGGTGGCATTTTGATAGCTGGTTTGGCTGTTCTAGGTCTTAACAATCCTACTACCCTCCAAAGAGGTACAGCACGAGTACGTATAGCATCGCCACCAAGACCAGAGCCGTTACCAGTAGCACCGTTTTGCTCAAGAATAGTAACAGTAGCAAAACCAGAGTTACCGTCTGCAATACCAATATGACCATAAGGATTACCATTGATTCCTTTTAAGATTACTATGTCGCCCTGCCTAGCTTGATTGGTAGATAGTCTATCAAACTCTTTCAGTACTGCTGGGTTGGTATTATACCAATAATCTATAGCGTTGCCCCAGGCACCAGCTTTAATACCTTTGACATCTAACAAGTATTGTTTTATAATGTCAATACACTGGTAGCCATAGACTCCATCAAAATCTACTCTTCTGCCTATCCACTTTGCCTTGAATTGTTGATATGTCATACTTCTACCTCCTTAATTTGACTTCTTCTTTATCTACAACTTGGCGTTTAACATGTTGTTCGTCAATGCTAGACACAGCATTCAAAAACTCTAGTCGTATCTTCTCTACTACTTTGTGATGATTGATGATAAGTTTCTGATTTTCAATCTGTAATTCTGCGAGGTGTCCATTTCGGTCTGCCGCCTCTTTTGCCGCTGTTTCAGTCGCAGTAGCAATCGCTCTATTACTGTCAGTTAAGTCTTTTAGAGCTTTTGAGAACTCCTTGCGGTCACCACGTTCTGCATCGCGGTCTTTTTCAGCTTGGGCTAGGATAAACTTCAATAGCCCATAGAACCCCACTAACATACCAGCAAGGATAGTCAGGATTGGTGCGAGTTCGGTTAGTGTGAGTGATGCAAAGTACATTATGTTTGGCTCACTAAATAACCTGTCATGTAGGTGACGCTAGAACCACCGGCGATGTCTCTAGAACCTTCACCACAATAACCCCATAATTCTATATAATCACCAGCTGATAGTTGTAGTAACGCATTCATTTGTATTCTTGGTAAAGCATTGCTTGTGCCACTGCCAATCATTGAGACTCCAACAACAACTCCAGAACCATTTTTGTAAATTGCACCTGTATTGGCAATCGCATTAGTACCAGACGAGCCTATACCGATTTGAGCATTGATAAAATAAAAGCCTGATACTGGTACTGTATATCTATAATTGGTTGTTGAATCGAAGTTACTGTTGGAGTCAAAGTTTTCGCTACTCAACTGAGCTTTTGTCCAAGTTGAGTTAGAAAGTGCTTGATTGGATGGTAGATATACACTGAATTTGTAAGGATTAGTCCATTTGACAGGCGTCACTGCGGCATCTTTGATTTTAGCTGTTTCTACTGCTTCATTTATAATTGAACCAGTATCAACCAGATTATCTGCAATATTTGTCATTACTCTCTGATTTGATACATTACCAGTTGTGATAGTTGTAACGCCTGTGCCAACAGTAACATTCGCTAGACGGATAAACGGATTACCACTACCAATAGCTGTAGATATAGCACCACTATTCGGAGCAGAAGGCGAGCCAGCAGGTGTACCAGCAACAGCTACAATCTTAAAAGCTCCAGGGTTATTAGCGTTAGTTGAATCAACTACAGATAAGTCTACATAGGCAACAATAGCGTCAATACGTGGGTTAGAACCGTCAGCAGTAGTGATTGTTACCACCTCATTAGCGTCAGTGAAACCCAGATATGGGTAATCACTGCCTGAATCAATCATCACTCTACCCTCTGAGACAAGCACAGACATACCTAGTGGACTATTCTGAGATACAGCCATGCCATTTATAACTTCACCAGTGAATAAACCATAGAGATGAGTAGAGATACCTTTTTCATCCGTCTTTCCACCATCTCTGTATTGTAAGAACTTCGCACACATTTTATTTACCTGCTTTCATATTACAATTATACCAAATTCTAAGTACCTATCTTGAATACCATGCGTCCAATCATACAGTTGACATTTTTACCAGCTCCACCTGTTTGCTTGCCTTGTATCTTGATAGTCTTTGTACCTGTAGGCTTAGTAAGCTCTCCACTTCTCAGTAGTACTGCATTAGATTCACTAATAGCTGTAGTGGATAATTCACTACTAGCAAAAGCGGTGGAGTCTGTGTCATTGTATAGTCGTAGATAACCAGTGCCAGCGTCAGTAAACATCAGACATTCAAAATACAGAGAATAATTTGCATAGGCGTCAAAGTTTATCACACCTCTACTAGGTACGAGATTGACGTAAGAGCTAGAATCGGTCCAGTTACCAGTCCACTGAGCTGTTACAGGTATGATTATCTCACTATTAACTGTTTGTAGAGTCTTAATTTCTTCTAACTGTTGAGACAGGTACTTAATACGATCCACAAGTGTGTTCTCAGATAAATAGTCTAATCTACTCATCGTTTAATGCCTCCAATTGATTGTTATCGAAGAACAATGTTATGTCTTCATCTTGATTTTCATCAATGCTAACACTTATGCGTTCAATCCTATACACGCCATCAATTGTATTCAAGAAATTATGATCGAGAACTCTAACTGTTACCCTGTCACCAATGCCATAAGTGCTGAGATCGAAGTCTCTACCACTAATTTTGATTTGTGGTATCTCTAACATGTTCTTGGTCAATATGAGCCTGGCTTGTGCGTTTTGATCTAATGTTGCCTGCTCTATGACCGAGTTCCAGGTGTATATATTCTCATGCACACCAAACTCTAGCTGTGAATCAGTGTCCGCTTGTAAAGATTGCACCTGATCATCACCGAACCCTGCACCAAGTCCATATATCTTATTGAAAAGATTTATACCTGTACGAGGCACTGTCAACTGTCTAATGTTGCCAGGATAGGTGAATTCTAATTCTATACTTCTATCTGAGCCAATCATCTCATAAGTAGAGAGTACCTTGTTATGATCAATGTGTACATCAAAGTTACCAGTAACCAATTTAGTCAGATTAATAATGCCCTCTTTAACATTCTGTCGTTCGTAAATCCTATCTCTTTGTACCAACTGTACCATATCACCAAATGTTATACCTAGATTACCATTAGTTTGGCTCTGAGTTTCAGTTACTAAGTCCTGGATAATATCACCTTCATATTCGTTAGTATAGGTTTTAGACACAAATCTATCATTTAATAAATCAAGATAACCGACAGCTCTTATACTTATAGTGGATTCATCTTCGTTTAATTCTGTATTCACTTCTACGACATGTACACCAAATAGATAAACACCTCTTCGCTTCACCTTTATATCGGTTCTATAAGGGTTTAACATCACCATTGGCATAGTACCAATACTACTAGCTAGATCTTCAAAAGCGTCTAAGTCTAATGTCATTTCAAAAGACTCCGAGGCATTTCGTTCTTGGGTGAATGACATCGTTTTGACTAACACAGATATATCTGCGACAAGTACGCCCTGTCTGCTCCAAAGCTCAACTTCATATATCTGAGTATCTAGCATTATATTGTTAGGACTGAGTCCCTCCAGATTATTCTTGCATAGCCAGTATCACTACTTGTATCAGTGTCAAAACGAATTATATTAGCACCAGTATTAAGACCCCACCACCTTGACTGAGATGTCCGTAGAGATAGTACAGAAGATCCGTTCAGCGTGGCAGTTCGTTCGTTCATGTCTACAACTATCTTGTCTGAATCAGCCATAGTTAGGTTAAAAGCAACAACTTCACCAGAGCCTAGATGTGTTACAACAGGGTTAGTAGCTGAGCCATAAATTTCTATCAACGGATAGACAGTTTCAGTGCCATTGTTAGAAGCGTTAACAGCACCAGTACCAGGAGCAAAGATTATCGGTAGAATTACAGGTAAGATGAAACCACCACCTGTAAATCGTTGTATATCTAAAGAATTCTGGGTGGAACTTAAGAAGTAAGCGCTACGACATAAAAAGTCTATTTTGAATTGCGAGTACCGATTAGCTCCGAAGTTCATCTTAAGGTCTAGCACATAACCGTCTGTAACATACATACCGCCTGCTGGCGTGGTGATTACTAGATTTATGAGTGTACGTATAGGAAAGCCCTTTTGCAAGTCTATACGAGCCTGTTCGTGGTTCTGGCAGGTATCTTCATTTACATGTCCCTGAAAGGTTATAAGCCTTGGTGAATAGTATTGAGCATTTACACGCCCACCGTCTCGCCCTGAGTAGTTTTGTCTTGATGTTCGTATCTGAGGTACTTCTAAGCCGTCTATAGGTGGCAAAAATCTAAAGTCTGTACCCTGTCCAATAGATACGCTAGTTTGGTCAGTAGTAAAGTCGAATCTCATTAGTAGGCTATCCTCCAAGCTAAGTCTCGCATGGCTCTATCCATGTCTACTTCATTATATATGTTCTGGGTTACCTCTATACTCGCCCCACCTGTGCCGTTAATCATCTTATCCAGTTTAGATAACGGTATAACAGCTTCAGCCTCGCCACCTTCACCGATATTAGCTAATACTCCGCCTCTAGTAGCTGGTACTATTCCACCCTCTGCAAGTCTTGGTACGCTTAGAGTGCCGATCTTGCCTATGTTTACGCCAGGAATTTTATTTATAGCGTCCAAAGCACCATTTATCATATTGATAAAGCCATTTATAGTCCGTTCTGCAAAGCCTAGAACTGAATTAACAGCCCCTTTAACTATACTTGTACCAATCTCGCCAATGGTGCTGAATGCACCTGTAATCCAGTTCCAAACAGCTTGTGCTGCCTGTTTGATCTTATCAAAGTTCTTAATGATTAGAGCTACAGCCAAGCCTATAGGACCAGTCAAGAACCCAACAATTAGTGGCCAGTTATTCTTTACCCAATCAAACACAGCTACGGCAGCGTCCTTTATCATCTCCCATGCACCTATAAAAAAGTTCCTAAAGCCGTCTACATTGTTCCAAAGGTAAATTATGGCTGCTACTATACCAATAATGGCCAGAGCAATCCATACCCCCGGGAAAAGTCCTGTGACAACGTTCCAAATACCCTGCACTATAGTCACCAGTTTAATACCAGTGTAAAGAAGCGTTATAGCCCCTACAACAACTCCTATAGCAGACGCCAAAGCTCCAAATACTCCTTGGTTTCTCATTATGAAGTTTATGAATGGTCCGACTTGTGCTAATGCAGTACCAAAAGCATTCCCTACACTGGTTATAGCGTCAGATATTTTCTTTTGTCCAGATGCTAATTTCTCCTGGTCAGTACCACCGTCACCTATAGACCTAACTATTCCCTCTATACCTCTGGTTATAGCGTTGTTCATATTATCAAAGGCTGTTCCAATACCACCAGTGGCTTGTCTAGCCTGCTCATCTAGTGAAGCAAGCCCACCACCTCCGTCTTTATTCAGCCGAATGATGTTATCGATAAGCCCTTGAGGGTCGGTTCTAAACATTTCCCTTAGCTCGTCTTTTGTCTTGCCTGTTTCGTTTCCTAGAGCCTGTAGAACAGTTGGCATACTTGAGGCTATAGTGTTCCATTCCTGTCCTTCTATTCTGCCCCTAGACAAAGCTTGTTGTAACTGGAGCATAGCCGACTCGGCTTGAGCTGTACCACCACCTGATACAAGTAGAGCGTTGTTAAGTCCCAAGAATGCGTCAGTGGCTTTATTTACGTCAAGACCAGAGGTGACTAATCCCTGTACACCTTTAGCACCTGCTTGTAATGATGTAGGCAGACCTCTAAGCGATTCACTTAGCTTCTTGGTGGCGTTTTCAGCTTCATCAGATGTACTTCCCAAAGCCTGTAGAACACGAGGAAAGGCTACTAACGTATCAATACGATCAATAGCGTTTCCGATATTCTTAGTTATGGCTACACTAACAGCGACGGCAGCCGCCGCTACTGCCGCTAATCCAACTTTAGCAATAGAATTGAATGCACTGTTAGATTTTGTAGAGGTAGAATCGGCAGATTTTTCAATGTTACTATTAGACTTTTCAATCTCTTTTTCGCCACTCCTATACTGAGAGGTGTCTATCCTCGCAAAAACTTCAATTAGTCCAACTTGTGTTGTCATTAGTCATCTACCTTGGTTCGTTTAATAATGTTCTTAGTAAGTGATTTGAAAGTTGAGATAGGTTTCTTGGTCTGTGCTGATACAGCTCCAACAAATGAAGATTGCATATCTTCAAAGATTCTACGTGCTTCAAGTTTGCGGTTAGCCTCTATCAACGTCAACACTTCGGCTAAAGATATTTCGTCTCTCTTAACTGCCATATACCCCTCCCAGCCTGCTAGCCTTAACCATTCAGCCATTATGAGCCATTCAGTATCAACTGGCATAGCTCCCTGGGTGTCGGCTCTATGAGCCTTAATCCTGGCTAGGTCTTCAGTACCTATCTCATCAAGAAGATTGCGTATCTGTTTCGGCTTTTTGTCCATTAGCTTGAGCCTTTATGTCCTCTAATGCCATAGCGATAATTGCCATAGGAGTTTCGTCCATCCAAACCTTTACTTCGGAGTTGTCCTTAGTGCCGTCTTGGAATATGCGTGAGAATGTTGAATAGATAACCTCTTCAAACTCGTCATATTTATCTAGGTCTGATTCAGTAGCCTCGCCAGCTTCAATCTTCTTATCTAGTAGGGTTAGCCTTCTCTGGGCTTGTCCAAGCTTTAGCTCAGTAGAAGCACCTGGCAAGTTTACAGTCCAGACTTTACCGTCAACCTCAACTTTACCTGACTTCTGATATTTCCCTGTACTGATTTTTATTGCTTCTGACATCGTTGCTCCTTTTTATCTAGTATAGCAGAATAGGGGTTTCCCCCTATCTACTAGGAGCTACCTAACGGCTCGTATACGCCAGTAGTGTCGCTAAACAATGTCTCTTCGTCTAGGTCGCCAGTACCATAGATTGCCAAAGCACCATTGTGATCTGAGCTTGGTAGTATATAAGCACTGAATGGTAGCGTAAACACTTCACCAGGGCTTAAAGTCATACCAAAGTTCTTAGACAACTTAACACGTGGAAATTGTAGATCATTGTCTGAGTTCTCGCCACATGTCTGATGTACGATTAGGATAGCATCATCAGTAACAGTACAGTCAGAACCACCAAAGATAGTTTGACCGGCAACTGTTGGACGGTCTGTTGAGTTTGTAGATATGTTAGGCTGGATCATTCTTAAAGCCTTCATATTCAATTTAACATTAAAGTTAATCTGTGGGCTTGAGTATGTGCCGTTTGGCTCGCTCTCTTCGCCTGCAAAGGTAGTAACAGTGCTAGTCTGCTCTTCACCATTAGCAACTTCAATATCGTCTACTAGCATTTCAGCTGGTATTCGTACACCTTGATTCAAGGCTGTGTAGAAGATTGTGATGTCAAGCTTTCCTTGTACTGCACTAAAGTCTGTGATTTGTGCCATTTCTATAACCTTTCTTAGTTATTTAATTCGTATCTTATTTCACCACTAACAACAAATGATGTACCGTTGTTATCGTCAACTCCTACATACTCTACTGAGCTAGTGGGCGTGATTGTAACATTCCTATATGACTCAGTTGTTACACCTGTCAGGGGTGGTAGTTCACATATATCGCCAAATGATTCTTTAAGGTACTCTAATATTTCTTGTGCCGTCTGACTGGCCAGTAAAGGGTTTGTATTCCTCGCATAGAAGTCAACCGACTGTATTTCTATCTGCACCCTTGTAACAGTTGCCCCTCTAGGGGTTATTGCTATACCGTTACGTGGGTTTCCGTTAGCTAGGACTGGTAACACGCCTATTTGTAAATCTGTACCAACTGTACCAAAGCCGTCATTCTGCATTTGTTGTAGTAAGCTGTGGATTATCATGAGGGTAACCTGAAGTACTTTCCGATGTTACCTCTAGCAACTGAGTCTGCACCTCTAGCTAGATAGCCCTTAGTTTGGGGATTCTTGCGATTTTCGAAATGCCTTCGTCTAGCGTAAGGTACTCTGCTAGAGCCAAAGCTAATCTTGTAGCCGTCAGTAACCTTAGTAACCTTGCTGGAGTTCACCAAAGCACTGGTATCAATAGGAGCTAGAGCCTTAGAGCGTCTGTCAATATCGTTAGACATTTCTAGCATTCCTAGGTCTAGCCACTTGCCAGTCTGGATTTTAGTCCAGTTAGCATTCATTGTTACTTTAGTTTTCATGATGAACTCTCATATTCAAAGTTACTTGGTACTAGCGTCAAGGTTAGATGTTCTCTATTAGTACCCTGAGGCTTCACAAAGGCTTCTGTTGGTCGTATATGCAAGGTTGCACCTTGTTCTACATTCTCAGCATTAGCATTGCGTACAAGCCCTGTAAGTAGCTTAAATACCCCATCGGCTTCATATTCATTTAATATCCTATCGCCTGTAATAGTATTGTTCTCTATTTCTAGGAACGTGTAACTACTTAGGTCAAAGACATCAAATACATCTGGTCCGCCCATGTGGTAAGCATCACCACCAGTAACACCGACTATCTCGTAAACCTTACCTTGGCAGAATATGCCATGTCCGATTAGAGACTCTAACATCTGTACTTAACCCTTCCATTTTGTATGTCAGGAATATCGCACAAAGAGTACTTAGATATTGTAGAGCCAAAGTTCTTGTAGAACTCTTGGTCTAGGTCAGCATCAGCTCTAAAGCTAATCCTGAAGTCCTCTACTTGCTTGCTCTGTATAGTACCGTCAAACTTATTCTTCTTAGAGATTAAGCCGAACAGTCCTGCTAGAACTTGCTGTAAGTCTACAGGTAAGCTAGAGCCGTCACTGACTGGTTCAAATCCCCAGTCAGCTGTGACTTCTAGCTCATGCCCATTAGTAAACTCACTAAACACTAGAGAGTTATACCAGCTTGCATTTCTTTTATCCCATTGGCGTTCTGAGTAGTCTGTTATAACGTTACCGTTTAACTTCACTTCAGTAACATTCCAAAAGATGTCTATAAAAGCAGTCTTGTAGTCATGTCTAGTATCAAAGTATCTAGTCTCGCTTGCATCATGTATCGGAGTACATATCAAAGTTTCTAGGTTAGCTTCTGCTATTTCAAGGTACAAGTTGAAGTTAGTATCTTCAACTGGCGTTAGGGGCCGCCCTAACAACGCAATCATTTCTTCTTTAGTCATAGTTTAGACCCCTTATTACCTTTGTTTAAGAACTTGAACCGAATTGTAGTAGTGAGAATGAGTTGACTCTCTTAACACCGCCAGTAATGTCTATGTCAGCACGTAGAGCAGATGCGTCTTGTGTGAATAGGTTAATCACGTCAGCGATGTAAGCCTCACGACTGAATAAAGTACCAAGACCACCACGAGTAACAAGTAGGTAATCAGCAAAATTACCGATTACTACATCACCGTCAGATAGCACACTGGACATTACGACCCTGAATGAACCTAATGCACCAGCAGATACCTGCTCGCCAACAACTGTGAATAGTGGTCGGTCAAAGCCGTCTAGGCTAGTAGCAAGCTGCGCCCATGTAGCTCTGTTAGCGACGAGAGTAATTACACCATCAGATTCAGTCTGTCCGTATGCTTCTGCTAATGCTGAAACAACTTCTGCTGAACTGTAATCAGGTACTTGGATGTCTCTGTTAGCAGTTGTAAGAATAGGAACAAGACCACTTGCAGGACGAGTTTCAGAACCTACAGAACCACCAGCGTAAGTCAAGATAATCTTGTCTTCAAGTTTAGCGTACTCAGTAGCGATGTACTGAACAATCTGGTTATAGATATTAATGCTAGTTCGCTTCTGGTCATCATCTTTCCAAGGCACGATAACAGCCCACTCAAATGGCTCAAAGGTTACCGGTGTCCATACTGGAGTATCGGTAGGCTTCACGGCACCTACAGCAACAGGCTGGAATCCTGTACCAGCAGTCTCACCTAGAA